TAAAAGAATTTGCGGTGAAAACCAAGGCTTCGGTGTGTTTTTTCCAAACTCCTGCGATCCAAGCTGAATGATTTGGAAAAGACGTGCTGGATAGTGTCCATTTGGAATTGAATATTCAGGTTTAGTTATTCCTGCGTAAATTGGTGCCATAATTTTTTGTAATTTTAAATTTTTTAATTATTCTTTTTTACCCCAACCTCTTAAAGTCGCTTCAGTACAATAATGCCAAGGATTTGTTTTGCTAAACCTAATCGGAATTAAATTTTTCAACGACTCATCGTCAATATCATTGTTTATATAAAAACAAATTATTTTTTGTTTTTTACCAACAAGTGAAACTTCAATTTTCACAATTTGTCTATAAAGGCAACTACGATTGACAATGTCACCAACCTCAAAAAATGATTTTTTCATAAGGTCATGATGGCTTAACTTCTTTAATGATCACACCGGAACCCTTGATCTCTTTGATTGTTGGGTTTTTGGTCGCGAGTTCAACTTGCTTCATTGTGATTTCGCCCTTTGCTGATGCGCGCTTGAGATATTTGTCAATCTCAGTTTTTGAAACTTTGAGAAATGGCTTTGCATCCATTCCAAGTGCCTCAATCACATTGCCAACATTGTACTCTTTGGCCTGCTTGCCATAGTCGCGCTTCACTTGCCAAATCTTGATCTCTCCAGTTTCTGTGTCGAGCGTCTGATACTCGATCATATCCTTATTGTCGCGATCCATGATTTCGACAGTTCGCTCTTTTACTTTTTCCTTCACTTCCTTGGCAAAACGCTCAAGGTTGCGAACGAATAGCAAGGCCTCTGCTGCCTTTTCCGGCGTGCTTAAATAAAAGCGCGCCTGTTCTTTGATGATGTCTAGTGAGTTTTCCTTCATAATAGTTTTTGATTAGTTGGAGTTATATGCTTTGATGCCGACGTCTGCAGCGCTGAGTTTGCACTTTTTGGTGGCAAAAAATTGGCAGGATCTTGATTCTTTTTGTTGATTCTCTCAAGTGCTGCATCAAGTTTTTTGCTCCAAGTTTTCAACTCTTCAAGCGTCATAATTGATAATGCTCCCGACTGTTTCTCCAACCATTCGCGATCCTTTCCGAGCAATAACAATACGCTATCCATATACTCAATGACGGCCTCATCCTCTGTTTTTTCAGCACCACTAGCAGCACCACTAGCAACCCAATCAGCCAATATTTTACCAGTTGCTTCAGTAATAATGAAAGGATCTTTACCCTCGAACAACCTAGTATTGTCTTTTGAAACTACTACTTGATGAGAGTCACGATCAATATTAAAGTTTACAGTCAATTCATACTCAAATCCTTCTCGCTGCACTTCTTTAGTACCGACCTTCTTGACTCTCTTATCTTCGGTCATCACTGTTTCAACCTTATTTCTTACTGTGGTGATCACATGGCTTGATGAGGAGGTGATAGCGTCAAGAAATCTTTGGTGACGTGGAGTAGTTTCGCTCCATGCTGACCACGTATTGCCCTTAAATTTAGCCATAGCTAACTTTTCATTGAGTTGAAGGCATCCACCTTCACCTTCCCATTCGTGGGTTGTTGAATCAATAATGATAGCTTCCATCCCTGCATTTTCAAATGCCTTGATAGCTTCGATATAACTCTCCGGTGTGAATGGTGGCTTCAAAGTGATGATATTGTATTCTCCAAAATCTGAATAAATATCACCTCGACCATTCTCCGAATCAATAAGGCCAATTTTGTCCCAAGATCCAACCAAACCCTTGGCAAGCAATAAAGACGAGTAAGTTTTGCCAGCACCGGACGGTGATGATAACCCGATCCTCAATCTTGCCTGCGTGCGCTTTGCTTTTCTAATTTCAATCATAATGTTTTTACGTTTTTACTTTTTAAATTTTACTATTTTACACGCCACATCGACCGATGGCTCCTTGTTTTATTTTTTGATAACACGCATTATTTTTTCCAATCGGCTCAAAGGTTTTGAGCGTCTGTTTTCTCTGAATCTGCGTGCTATTTCATTTAAGTAGTTGTTTGCTCCAGCTTTACTGATGCCAAAACGCTCGCGCAATGTCTTGGTGCTTGGCAATATACCATGCTTCTCGGACTGTTGGAAATGCCATTCTTCAAATTTTACGAGGTAGTCAAATACTTCCTGTTCTGTTGTTTTTTGATACATTTTGTTGTTTTTATAATAGGTTAATATTAGCATACCTTGGACGTTTCGTCAAATCTATAAATGACCTTAATATACTTTTTTCTGCCCAATAATGCCAATGGTAGAAAGATAAGTCCAAGGATCAATCCCTTGCCAATGCTGTAATTTTTCACCACTTCCTCGGAATAAACGACATATCCTTGGCGTAAAAGAAAAAACTCCTGACGTTTCCTGCTGGCATATCCAGTCATTGATTTTGGATACTTTTTGATGATTTGTTGTGGTTTCATATTGTTACTTTAATTTATAAAAAATTTCACTTTCATGTAATGAGTCATCACCATTTTCAATTATTTCTTTTGTTTGATAGTACCAATATAAAGTGTCCTTTTTATCTTCAAGATCTATCAATCCATAAGCATTGACAATAACTCCTTGCAAAACGTCTGTAATACCTTCGTCATCACTAGCAAAGACAATAATATCTCCTATTTTGTACTTTGGCTTTAATAATAATCTTTTGTTAAATCTATTCATAAGTATGAAATTATTGATAAATATCCTCATCGTCATCGTCTCCGATGGCATCCTTTCTTATTTGGTAACGTTGTGCGCGTTCCTCGATAAACATTCGCTTCTCGTTTTGATAATCAAGCCATTCTTCGACTGTCATATCAGATTCTTTTTTTCTACTCATATTTTTTGATGATGTAAAATCCTAAAATCTTTCTTGATACTTTTCCTTCTGCAAGTCTTCTCCAAAGTTGCGGATCTGATTGATGCACAACAATGGTAGTGGTCTTTTTTTGTGATTTGACTGCATCGTAGCGTTGATATGCGCGATCCAATGATAAGTAGTTTTTTGTTTTCATGATCGTGTCCATTTAACATTTATGCCGTTTTTTACAAAGTATCGTTTCATAATGATGTCGTACTCTGTGGCTAGCGATAACTGCCAACGTGGAAATTCCCAATCTTCGCTCATTCCTAACTCTTTTTTGCATGCTTCGTAATGTATGCAATTAGTGCTGCAAACTCCTTTCACTTCTAAACGTTCCTCATTTTTTATATTTCCTTCTTCATCGAAGTAATGTGGTGAGCATTTCATATATTTTTGTATTGTAGGTTTGCTTTTTTAGCAAATACCCATTTTGATAGATTACCTTTTATAATTTGTGATTTTGTCCAGTCAGTAGATTTTGCTACATCGAACCGATCCAATGAGTTGATGCAGTCGTCCTGCATTTTTCCTTTGTTGATTTTTTGCCATTCGCAAGTGTTGCAGTCGTTGATTTGGTAAAGCCCTATATCCCACGTGCCGTTTGTGTTTAGCAGTTTAGCATTTGGATTGTTGGAACTTTCACCGGCGGCCAAGGCGGCCATAACTTCTGTAATATTTGTGCGCGGCTCTTTGATTTCGTCAGCGTGTGCGGTTGGTGTCACGGCTTCGCTTAGTTTGTGTGCTTCCTTCCAAGCCGGAAGTTCATTCACGATTTGCAGCGTTTCTTGATAGCCTGCCCAAACTTCCCGGAATGTTAGGATGTCGAATGTATACGTCACTCCAATAATCATCCCCAAAGATAGTCCGATAGCAAGTCCAATCCTGCGCTGCTTGATCAATTTTTTTTCCTCGATTGATTTTTTTGCTGCTTCAATTTTTTTTAATACTTCCATTTTTGTGTACCCCTCACCCAAGGGTGTACGATTAATTATTATTTTTTTCAGTTATTGCCATCTCCACACTTTTAACTGCATTGTAGCCTATACTTTCGCGTGCCCAAGTAGCTTTTTCTGCTTCAATTATCTTCATCAAATCGCGATAACTGACCATTGGATTCTCCTGCGAGCACTGCACCTTTCCGTAATATTTAGTAAGCATTTATTTGACTGGTGGCATCTCCGCTACAAGTTTAGTGTGCATATCGCACAGTCTTTTGTATTCAGGTGTCCCAAATTTTCCCTTAATAATTAGATTGTCAATTTGTGCATTCAACTTCTTCAATGTTTCTTTTTTGTTCATTTTTTTGGCAGCGTCACCCGTCGCCAAAATTTATTGATTAATTTACTTGGTAGAGAGAGGACAGTAAACGGCTCTTTGTTTTTGGCCTTGCTGCCTCCCTCAACCTTGTAAACCCAGTATAGCATAGGATAGACGAAACGTCAAGTATCAAAAGAAGTTTTGTAAAAAACAGCCAAATAATGGCTTAAATAAAGCATAATAAATAAAAAAAGTATTTGGCATATTATACCATAAATTGCCACGTTTCCCCTTGAGTTCGCCTCGAGTTCGGATTGTGGACAAAAAATCACCTTCAAACCGGTGGAATGAAAGTGAATTTTTGCGTGGTAAAATGAAAGTTTATTGATATTGGTCGGTAGTATGTGACCAGTGGCCGGGATGGGGTGTTTGATAGTTACCTCATCCTGTGGCCACGTCAATAGAAAAAGGCGTCCACTTGAACGCCAATTTTATGATTGTATGCGTGTGTCGCCTTTTTCTTGCCTTCTATTTGGTGCCGGCGTCGGATAGTCTAATATCTTTATGTATCGCACCCACTATAGAAAGCACAATACCCACGATTTCAAACCCATCAGTGACAACCGTAGTGATCTGTTCCGGCGTGAAATACTTCGTCCATCCAAGCAATCCAGCAACGGTAATAAATAGCCCTAGATATGTTTTGTATCCTGTCATAAAATTAAAACTTGTGAATTAGCGGATAAAGATTGCGTCCCGGGCAAGCAGTCGGAGCCAATCGCACATCGCGGTGACCTTTCACACTTGCAGCAACAACTTTCGGTAGATCCGGGCGTTGGCTTGTAAGATAAACCAAAAGCGCCTGCAAAGATTTGATTTGCGCTGGCGTTGGTTGCTGAGTTTCCATATTGCCATCCAACTTGATCGCAAGGCTTCGGATATTCACGTCGTAATTTCCAGCGTGGTAGCAAATCTCTTTTTCATTTACACACTGATAAACATCCCCGACGTTATCAATAGAATAATGGTATGATAGATGCCCCCAATTATCTGCAATGTGCGTGTTTGCTTCTGAAATCAAACGCTTCAAAGTATTGTAAGAGGTCGGACGAATGACTGCGTCGTGGTGAATTACCACGGTGTCAATGTTTTTAAAATTCATTTTTCCATTGCTTTTTTTGAATGGAAGTTTTGCTGTGATGTCAATAATTTTCATCTTGTTTTTTTATTACTGTTTAATTGCTCGCTTAATTTTTCTGCTATGGTTTTGTGCCTTTCAATTTTCACACTTGCCGCCGCTTTGACGCCTAGCGATAGAAAAATGATGCCTGCCACCATTACAATGATAATTGTGCGGTTAAATTTACTCGTATTTTTATTATTAATTATTAAACGATTTCACTCTCCACAATGATCTGGAAAGTTGGAACCGTGATGACTTCTCCACTTGAAAATGTCACTTGCAACTCGGCGATATAAATACCGTCCGCAGCAAACGTCCCGTTTTGAACGTTATACTTGCAAATACCATTAGCAGCATCAGCAACAGTTGCAGCCAACACAGTGGCGGCATCGGTGCTATTTGCCAGCTTCAAATTTAGACTGATCGCGTTTGCGACTGTCAAATCAAGTGCGGTGTTGTCGTAATTCACCACCTCGAAAAACAGATCGTAACCGTGGTCGTTTTGCTTCACTACTAATTGCTCCATAATTTTATTTTAAATTAATAAACTGAATACTGCCCACTGGTAAGGCGAGCAGTATCAAATTACTATCTTTGTAATATGCAATCAAAGAATTCCTGTCCGGTCTGTCTTATTAAATATAGGAATCCGAGTTTTGTCGATCCGTCAATGAATGTTCCTGTGGCCAATTTTCCACCTGCAACCGCTGTAGACTGAGCATAACGAATATAGCACCACGGTTCAAGCACACGATTCAGCATGTCGAAGCGGTATATGCGCTGCGATCCCATGTTGATATACATATACTTGCCTCCATTGGTTGCTGCATCTTGCGCGCTTGAGCATCCAGTTGTAAAAGTGATCGATTGGTTATTTCCATATGTCACGGCTGCGCTCCATGTTCCATTTGATCCAGCAGCAATATCGAGGTAATAAAGCGTAGTTGTAGCAGCTCCCCTGAACCACATAATGTGAGAATTTCTCGCATTTTTGGCAGCGTCCGGAGTGATTGGAAAACAACTCTCAGCCATACATCCAGCGCCCATTGCAGCCGGTGGGTTAGCATATTGAACCATAGCGCCACCAGCAATGGCGGCAGTTGACCATGCAGCATCAGCAGCGAATCCACCAGCTAAGTATGAGTAAGTCACTGCAGCGGCATTTGTCCAAAGTAGCAAGTCGTTGTTATTTTCAACCACGAATTTTGCAGTGGCAGATGGTGTCACAGCCCAAGCAGCGACTGTGAAAACTGCGGTAGCACCACCAGTGTGAGATGTGATCTTGCGACGTTGTCCAACTGCTGTCGGATTGGTCGTATCTTCAACGATTCTGACTTGATAGTTTGAAAATTCATTGGCAAGCAATCCTGCAGGCATTCCTGATCCAGTTATTGATCCAGCAGCAGCGGCAGTTGCAACGATACATTTCAAAAGTCCGCCATTATAGGTTGCTCCTCCCAAAATCATACCTTCTCCCGGATTAGAAGTATTTGGCACATATTGTTCATCAAGTGCAACTGCAGAAAAATCAGTACCAATCGTAGCGGCAAGGTTTGTCACTGAAAGGTTTCCTGAAATTGACTGCGTGGCAATATCAAATGCTTTGAAATATCCAGCAGCAGTTGTTCCTGATCCAAGAATATAAATGCGCCCAGATAAAACCTCATAGGTGTCGGTAATTGTTGGCACAAATGAAAGCGGTGTGTCGAAAGTAACAACCGGCGTAGTTCCGGCAGTATTTGCAACGATTGTGCGCTCCTCAATTTTTCCTGAAGTTTTTCCAATGATACGAATGCGATATCCCGATCCATCTCCAGCGTTTGCAAGCTGATTGATTCCAACGCTTGATGCATTTGGAAGTGCAGCCAATGTAATTCCGGTGTTTGCAGGCGATGCGCCAACTGTTCCAGCTGGTCCGTGGGAAGGCACAAACATAACTCCTGAGCCTGCTCCAATTGCTCCACCAACAGCGGTGAATGCTGCGGTAGTAATCCAATCATCAGCAGCTTTCAAATATTTTTCAAAAGCAGTAAGTGCAGTGAGATGCCAAAGGTTTGGCTCTTTATTTCCAGTGTTTCGTAAATCAAAAGCTAAGCATTTGCCAGCCGTTGATGTTGTTGGAGCAATAGAAAGCGGTCTAAACTCTGGCTTGTCTATTAAATCCTTGAATGCTAATACTGTGGTCATATTATTGTATTGTTAGCAAGTTATTTATTGTTTCCTCTTTTGATGTGAATGCATCATAAAGCACCTTTTTTCTTGACTCAACTTGCGCGGTGACATTGTTTAAAATGTTTTGATTGATTTGCTTGCAACCCTCGCAAAGGAACTGCTCATATTCAACCGGTGTGGTACTGAGCGCATTGTACTCTTCTCGCAATGCTGCAACTTCTGATTGCAACCCTGCTATCATTTCTTCTTTAGTCATATTTTTTATTTATTATTAACTTATACGATTACGAATTGTACCAGCCCAAGCACTGCGATCCTGTGAAGTCAAAAGTGACTGTTTAAGATCGAACCCTGACATTTGTGACATCGACGTAACTGTTCCAACGGTTGTGATTGTTCCAGCAGTAATTGATGCAACCGTATTGACGTTGATTTTTCCTGTTGCTGGATCAAGCCAAATTGGTCTCATAATTGCATTTAGAATTGATTTCAACGCTACGTTGATATCTTTGATTTGTAGTTGTCCTATAACCATAATTATATTATTAGCCAATTAGAATTATCACTAATGATTGTGATTGCATCATACTGAGAGCTTAACACTTGAGTGGTATCTCCGTCTATTGTTTGAGTTCCAAAAGCATCAATAACTGTGACGTTTGATGATGAGCAACGCTTTTTGATTGTGAATTTGCAAGTGTTACCAACGGCCGTCGGCAAATTGATACTGATTTGTCCCAAACTGCAATCAGTGATAATGATGCGTTCTCCTGAAGTATCTGCTGGGCTTGAATCAGTGGTAACGCTCGAAACATTGTATGCTCCACCTCCACCACCAACAATCACAATATCTCCACTTCCCAAAACAGATGCTCCGTTGATTGTTTTGATATTGGTGCCTGATACAAGTACGGCCTGATACAGCGTATCAAAATACGTTTTCAATATTGCCTTCAAATTCCCAACCGTGAAACGAATCAGCGAAAAACCTCCGGCACTGTCTTGGCCGGTTATTTCGTCGGCATCCACTAGCGCAGGTTTGGATGCGGCAGCGTGGTGCAACGTTGCAATTCTTGCGCCAGTTTCATCGCCGCTGTTTGTGCCGCTCTGATTTCCGAGTTTTGTGCGCTCAGCCTCAAGCATGTAGCGCTTGTCGTTGCTGTCGGCCACATTTGCCGTTGTGAGCACTACAGCGCCCTGCTGGCCATTCACTGATGACACTTTGTCAGAATTGTCCACCCTTTCCCAAGCAGATCCATTATAAATGATCCAGTCACCAGCCAAATATGCGATTGTGGCAATCGTTCCGGGCACACTGATCACATAATAGTCCCCTTGGTTGGTTCCACCGGGCACAGTTGGCGCAATTCCAGTACTGGCATCGTATGTGCCGTGATAATTCACCGATCCAATCAAAGTATCGGGAATGTTTGCCAAAAGGAGCTTCTGATTTGCATCCAGCGCAGCGTAGCCATTCACAGCGCCCTTTTTGCTGGCATCCTCGGGTGTGAACCCAAGTGCAGCCTGTTTTGCGTTCCAAGCGGCTTTTTCGACGTCTGTGGATAACCTGTGCGTAGTGTCATCCGACATTTGTGCCAAAGTGGTCGGAATTGTTGGCTTATTGTTTAAATGATTATAGTCAAAAGCATCGCCATTTTTTCCGGTCGGATCATACACGGCCTTGGTCATATCTCCGGATCCGCCGTTTCCCTGCCCACCATTAGCGATAAGTTGCCAATGCGCAGTGTCGCTTGTTGGATTTCCTAAGGTATTACCGGTAGCAACAAAAGACGAACCATTGTCCGTCACCAAATCATCCACAGCATAAGTGGTTGCTAAACTGAAAACTCCGCGCAAATTAAAACCGCTCTCCGGAATGACGACTATAGTGCTTGATTTTAGCTTAATTCTTCGCATAATTTTATATTTCGGTTAGTTTCAAAGTTACTTTTTTATTTGGCAACTTCAGTCGCAAAAGTGTCTGCCTTATTTTCAGAATCACTGTGTTGTTATTCAATTTTATTCTTAAATCTATAATCATAAAATTTTTGGTGAGCCTTTTCGGGAGTTGGCTCAAACTCGTTATACCATCGTGATGGCGATGATACCTTCGTGATCATACGGACGGATGAGTCCGATTTTAGGGTTTAATTGCGCAGACATTTGTCGGCGCTTGATCCAGTGGCAGCAAGCGGTAACATTCACCTGCCGCACCCGGACACTGCTTGCAAACCCAACGGTTATAAAGTTTGTCGCCTACTGTTTTCAAAGCTACTGCAACGAATTTCGGATTTTTCGGTGTGTTAATGGTTGTTTTCATCGCCTGTTCTCCTTGCAATGGTAGATTGGAATGGTTACGAAGTCCAAATTGTCACCCCAAGGGCAAAATTTGAAATCGCAACGGACACAGTAGTCAGCAACCCCGTTCTGAATGCAACCAGCGCGGCACTTCCTATGCCTCTTGCACAACTTGTCGTTGCAAATCGCGATTAGCATCGGAGCACCTCCCTAGCCTTTGTTTTAGTTGTTTATTTCTAAAATTGTCAAAATTCGTGTTTGAACCTCACTCATTCTGCGCATTTCCATTTCAATATGTTTGATGTCATTTTCTTTGATAAGTAAAAGTGAACTGTTGATGATTTTGATGGCGTCCTTTGTTTCTTTAAAAATCTCATCAATCCGAGAATGGCGGATCGTGCAATTACTTGACATTATGTTGATTTTGTCTGTCGCTTTCTCTGCTGGACGAGAAAGGAAAATATACCCACCGATTAGCATAGCCAGCAGTTGCCCCACTGAAAGTGCTATCAAAATATATTCGTATGTTTGCATTTTATTAGATATTTTATTTTATTATAGCGTCTTGTTCTGATTCGCACGGTTCTAAACAATCCTCGCAGTGGTTGGTAGTAGGCCACCTGAAGATTTTATAAAAAACTTTGTCCACAAAACGTTCTAAAATAGTACCTTGATAATTGCGTCCCAGCCGTGACGAAATAGTTTCGTCTTCACTTCCACCAAATACAGTGTTTAAAAGTTGATCAAACGCTTTCCAATTATTGCTGATGTAGCGCTTAATCTCTATGTCGCTAATTATAGCATAAATTGGCAGCGTCGTAAATAGCAAAATAAAGAATATAACAACGTTAATTGGCACGATGATGCTGAATATTAAAATGAAAATTGGGATGTATTTTTTCATTGTTTTATATAATGATGTTTTGTTGTTCCACCATTGACTTGGCTAATTTTATTCTTTCTCCAAGTATTTTTTTTATTTCAATAATAGCAAATTCTCCCTTTGTTATTGGGTTTGGTATCATCACATTTAATCCACTACCATCATCAATCTCATCAGCATAGTTTCCAAGAAAACACATAGCATCAACTATTGGTTGGTAACTTTCATCTGAAATTTCAACTTCAATTATCATATAATTATATTTTTATTAAAAAATTAAATGTCAAATAAGGCTGCAAAACGTTGTGTGCGGTGTCTGTTCCAGTAGTTGCGGAATTAAACGCTGCAATATCAGTCCAGTGAGCATGATCAGAATCAACATATCCGGATCGTGATGGATTGTTCCAGTTCCAATAGTTTGCGTCTCCATGAGGATATGCTGCTGATGGAGAATATCCTAAAGCATTACCACCCGATGCATAGTTTGCGCTGTAATGTCTATGGTTTGCTGTTACTCCACCGGATACTGTGCTGGGTGGATCAACAACATGGTAGTGACTTGGCAATTCTGCTACCGTCAATGTGTGTTTTTTCTCTCCTCCAGAAGTTCCAAGGTCTAAAAATTCAGTTGTTCCATCTTTTCCAACAGCAACGCGTCCTCTCATATCTGGAATATTAAAGGTTGTGCTTCCATCTCCAAATCCATACTTTGTACCAATTGCAGCAAAAAGGTCTGAATATGTTGCACGTGAAATAGCACTTCCATCACACATGAGCCATCCACTCGGAGCACTTGCACCAGCATAAATCTGTAATTGTCCCGAAAACAAACACATCGCTAAAGATGCGTTCATTTGAGCGCTCAGTATGGTTTGCATTGGTACAAATTGGTATGGTGCTGACATATTAAGATTTCATTATTAATGCTAATGCGTAAAATGGCGGCATTGTGTTGTGCGCAGTTCCACTACCTTGTGCAGAAATTCCGTGAGTGTGCCCTGCACTAGCTCCTCCAGTCGGCGCTCCTGTTCCTGATTGCATATATCCAGTATATGAACCAATTGCACCACCATTCAATGAGTTTGTTCCACCGTTTGATTGCAAAACTTGATGTGTGTGATCGTTTGATTGTCCTCCAGTATTTCCACCGTGATCATGACTTGGCAATTCTCCAATAGAAAGCACGTGCGATTCTTCTCCGCCTGTCGCACCAACCACTCTATTAGTAAGCCCAGCTCCCTGTCCGGCAGCTACAATAAAACGCCCACGCAAATCTGGTGTTCCATTTGTTCCATCACATAAATACCAACCAGCTGGTATTGCGCCAATAGCACCACTCCACATCACAATGATTCCACTTGGAGCGGCAGTATTAAGTCCAGCAACAACATTGGAAAAATTTGTGTTGACATCGCTTGATTTTATGGTTGTTGATGGCGAAAATGTATAGGTAATTGATGCCCAAGACATATTTTTATTCTTTAGTGTTTAGTTCTCTCTTTTTTGCAAACTTGTCCTCGTTAGTATTTTGATCAATAATCGTGAAGTCCTCGAATCCAATCGGTGCATATTCGTCATTGTTCCAGTAATCCTTGTGTTTTTTTAGGATATTGTCAGCCACTTCTTGCGCGGTTTTTTCATCCTCAAGCAGCGCTTTGCAGTTTTGGCAAACCCCAACTCGCATCAACGTGTTGTTGCTGAGTTCCACGATATGATCGCGGTAATTTGAAAGGAAACGGTCTTGGCCGCGCCTGTTCAAATCCATCACTTGTGTGTCGCAATTGCTACATTTTCCAATCATATTTTTATGTTAGTGGGATTGGCTTATTTTGACGTGTCTGCCAAGTTATAAGCGATTTATTAATGTCCTCAACGCGCTTTGCAATATCAGGCTGGCGGTTTGAAATTTCAAGTTCTGCGTAGTCTGGGTAGTAGGTAATTTTCTGAATCTGCAAAACTGTTCCGGCACTGTTAGTCACAGCATAATCCCAAGAATCAGTGTCCCAAAGAGAATTGTCCCAAAGATTGTTACCTTTTGAAGCTACTCCGAAAATTTGGCAACTGTCGCCAACTTTTATGCTTTCAATATCGTATCCCTTGCCATCATCATTGTTGCTGTCTGAAACGCGTAGAATAATGCGAATCTCCGGACTGCTCATACGGTTCAAAATTGCATTTGCCATCACATCAGCCGTCGCAATATCAGTCACTTGTTGCTGCACCATTTTCTGAGTGAAACGTCCATACGAGGCAACGCTTCCACTGTTGATATATTTCTTGAAAAAGTTGGATCCAGTAAAATAAATATAATTGACAATATTCTCAAGGCGCTTTTCCTGCTTGTAATATGTGACATTGCGTCCAAGGTAGAATTTATGTACCGGAGTCGAAGCAAGCAATTTGAAATAAATCTTGTCATCGGTTCCAACCCGGAAAAACCAGTTCAGCGGTGACATGCTTTGTAATTGACTGATGACTTCTTGTATTGTGTTCGTGTTAAATTGAGTTGTGACTGTGATGCCAGTGGCGTCAACGGTTGTGCCGTCTGCGGTCAATTTTCCACCCTGTCCGTTGAACTTTCCAACCACATCAAGCAAGATGTTTGATGGATCGAGTTCATTATAATTCAAGGTTGTTGTGCCATTTCTTGTATACGCTCCACCTTCCATAATTTCCAAAGAGATGATGCCAACGTAATTTGCGTCGCCATTATTGAGCGTCACATTCAAGCGATAATAGCGATAGCGTGAGGTTTGATTTGGCATTGGATATACACGGCGCTCATTCGTCGCCCAGTTTGCCTCGTTTGTTTTCGTGTCCAAAACAGTCCAGGTTGCGTTGTCATTGCTTCCCTCAAACGTCCAATTTTTTGGAGCCTGTGCGGTTGCATTTGGCACGATTGCATATTGCATCACTTGCTTTCTTGATCCGAAGTCAAAAGAGATCCAACCAGTCGGTGTGGCGGTAGCAGTATCCCAAGCAGTCCCAGCGTTTTTATCAAAAGCCTTGAATGGATCATAAGTTGCCAAATAAGATGAAGCGGCCACGACGCACGGCGATGGCAAAACATTGCTGGTCATTGTTGGCGTGGCATCGGCAGCGTAACCATTGCCAAGTGCGGCGCTATCAATGCCGCTTCCAGTTCCCTCAAGTAGGTAAAGATTAGCTTGGTACCACCACGATACGAGTGTGATCTCGATTGTTTCTTGCGTGCCATCAATTTGTGGGATGTAACGCGAAATATACCCGGAATAAATACACGTTCCGTTCGGAGCCTCTCCATCAAACGCATAAACCTTGACCACATTGCCGTAGGCCACATCCACGCCCTCTCCAAAGTTGAAAATGGTGTGCGCCAGTTTTACAGTCAACTCAGAAAATCCCGCGTTCAATTGCGAGTAAAATGTCGGCTCATTGATAACGTTCTCCCAGGTTGTTATGAACGTGGTGCCGTTTGGAGCGTAGACTTTATATAAAAATTTCTTTTTTACAGCCATTGTTTTGTGTATGTTGTAACTAAATTGAATGTTGCACTTGTGCGAGTGACGTCAATCTCCCAGTTATTCGTGCCCACAATAAAGCGTGGGAAAATTCCAGTATAATCAACCTCAGCTCCATTTTTGGTGACCTTTTTATTGGCGCAATCAAATATCAGCACGTCATTAACTGCAATCGCTCCGGTATACGTCACACTGTCGCCGTTCACTTTGAAAGTGACAACAGTAACGGCAGATGCAGCTGTGAATGTCAGCGTCATTTTTGGAAAAGGATATGCGCTGCCGCCAGCAACGATTGCGCCGGTGTTTACTGCTAAAGTGAGTCCATTGTTTGTGACTGTGGTGACTCCAGTATCAGATCCAACGCCACTCGGAACAGTGAATGTGATTGTAAATGGCACATAGCTTTGATTGAAAAATTGACGGTCGAAAGTGTGCGCAGTAGCCCAAGCAATATAGCGTCGAGTGCCGCCAGCATAGTCAATGTCCAAAACCTTGCCATCGCGCGAAAGTAATTCTTTGAGCGTGTCAATGTTTGCCTCAAGTTCAGCAGCCAGCCCGGTGTTTGGAGCTTTGATTGTGCCACTGATTGTGATCACCTTGGATTTATAGTTGCTGTCAATCATCACGCTTCCACGTTCGCGAGCCAAGCCAAAACTAAACAGCTCCTTGTCTGCTGTTTGCTCGTGCGTGATGCCCTTGATAAAGAAAGGCGATGCATTGATATTGACACTGTCGTAAATTACATTCATATTTTTTTATTTAAACTATGCCTAATCTTACTTGCTCCTGTTGGCGGCTGATTGCATCTTTTACCATATTAATAAGTGCATTTTTGTCGCCGATGATTGCGCCTTGCATATTAAACGTGAAATTGTTTTGACCGCCGCCAGCATTTCCACCACCACTCTGTTGATTATTTGCTGGGTTGTATTTAGCAGGCACAACCGCTTCACCTTTGTGGATCACTGCGAGCATATCCTGCGGCACAAAATTGGTACCAACATCAAGGCGTGGAATGTTTGGAATGTGCATAGACTTTCCACCAACATCCGGAACCCAATCCGGTATTTTTACTTTATTCAATCCGTTAATGAATCCGTTCAATTTATCAATCATAAAGTTGATAGCAATTGTGAATTCTCCCTGCATTTGTTTCCAAATTCCACCAAAGATGTCGCCAATTCCGTTCCAAACACCAGTAAAAATCGCACCAATATCACCCCAGGCCTTCTTCCAGTTTCCGGTGAAAATATCAATGGCAACCTTAATAACGCCGGCAAGTATTGCCCACGCTACCTCAAAAATTCCTTTGATTTCCTGCCAAACGCCCTCAAAAATAAGCCGGATGCTGCTCCAGTTTTCCTTCCACCAAGTAACCACATGGTCGACTTTTTCCTTGAGCGTTGCCCATAGTGGCTCCAAATATTCAACGTAAAATTGCTTTATTCCTGAAAATACGGTCTTGGTGATGTCTTGAATCCCCATAAAGTTGGTATTCCACGCTTTATAAAGCACTGCACATACCGCCGCAAGTGCTGTAAAGGTCAAAACAATTTCGCCAACCGCGATAACCATCGGTATGATCCAAGTGGCTAGTGAAATGCCAATCGCCATCATCACACCCACGATTGCAGCCTTTTTTGTTTCGTCTGACATTGAGTCAAAAACTTTTTTCACCACGTCGGCCACCGGCACCAAATATTGAGCGATGGTTTGTCCAAAAGAGCGAATCTTGTCAATCAACCCCAAGAAAAACGCTTGTGTTGCCGGGTTGGTCACCCAAGCATTGAATTTATTGATAAAAGGCAGCAAGTAATTGCTTAGAACGCCTCCTATGGCCTCCTGTAAGTTTTGAAAGTTATTTTTGAGCTTATCTATGGCTCCGGCGTATGTTTTGCCAGCAGCCTCGGCCTGCCCTTTGAAGTTTCCCTCTACCAATTCTCCAGTCATTCGCACGCGCTCCTGAATGTCAGCCAATTCAAATTGCTTTTTCCACAAATCCTGCATCGCCTTGGTCGTTCCCGGAATGGTTACGCCAGCCTTGGCGAGCATACCCACTGTGCCGAGCTGTATGGCCTTACCCAACATGTTTGATGACTGTTCAAGGTCAACAGTGCCTCCGCTTGCCTTACGCAAACCCTCGGCCATATCAAGCAGCTTTGGAGTCAAGTCCTGAATCTGTGGAGCGGTCAATTGGAACGTTCCCAAAAATCCCTGAGCACTAGCGATAGCGTCGTCCTCAAAGCGCGTTGTTTGTGACAGCGCATTTTGTTGATCGCGAAGCGCTGAAATTTGAGCGTCACTGGCGTGTGCTACGTTTTTAAGCGCAGTTTCAAAGCGCGTCTGACTTGCCTCGGCGTCCGCAAAAGCTTTGACACTGGATACACCAAAAGCCACAACCCCTGCGGCTGCGGCTCCAATTCCTGTGGCCATTGCAGCGCCGGCAGTTTGTAAATTGCCGAACGCTTTCTCGCCAACGCTTTTGATATTATCCAAATGACCTGACAAATCTGCAAACGCCTTAGTTGCATTATTCTGTGCATCAATTACTATTTGTAGTTTTGTTTCTGCCATATTCTTGTCGTAATTTTTCTTGGATATTTAATAGTACCAGTTCAATCAGCCACTGCGGCTGTGTTAAGTAGGTCTGATAGTCCCACTTCATCTCGGTGCAAACAAACAGCACCGAGATTTCAGGAACCAGCGTCGCACGTCCTTGGTCATAGTAGTCGTACAGTATCTTGTCTAGTTGTTTTTTTTTACTTCCGGGTTTGTAATTTCGTCAACCTTGGCTTGGATTTCCACATATTCAGATTTTGGCAAATCCAGCACACGTTGCAAAACGTTTTCTTTAATGTCGTTCAGCGAAAGCACAATCAATTCAATTGCCTTTTTCTGAGCGGTCAAGGTAACCACTGCGTCCATCTGCGGAGCCTCGCCGACGGTGTTCACTTTCATGCCTCCCAAGAAAACCTCTTGCAGTTGCAGGAACTCACCGCCGGTGATGTAATCCTTAAGTTCTAATTTGTTGCCCTTTGTTGTTTCAAATAACATAGCTTTGTTTATTAAAATTTTATACTTAGTAAGATGTTTTGACGTTTGTAAGCACCGCGCTGATCATTGTGGAAGTCGTAACATCAAGATGCGCTGTGAATTTCACGGCCTGCGTCACTAGATTGTCATTGGCGCTTTTTCTGCTCCAGTCTTGGAATGAAACGCGGCTCAAAGTAATTGCAAGTTCAGGATTACTTGCTGCGCCGATAGTCACGTCCGTGTTTTTGATGTCGATAAGCATTGCTTGCATAGTTCCTGCTAAAAATGCATTTTTGAAAGTTGTCAAATCAAGGTATGTAGCGTCGATAGTTCCACTGATAGCAATAGATTTATTGTAGATGTCGTTCGGGGTATTTTTTCCAAAAACATAGTCGTCATCAAGGTTTTTGTCGATTGTAAGTTCAACGCTTGAGATTGGAAGTGCAGTAGCACCGGCGAGTCCGCCGATAGCAGATGCAACTTTCACGATCACGTGCTTGGCAATGAACTCATTCTCGTTAGTATAAGATACTGCAGTCGCAGCGGTCACACCTTTGGTGCCTTTGAATCCGGCCGAGATTTCAACATACTTGCCAACAGTGGCGGTAATTTTCAACTTGTCAATCATTGCCATTGCAAATCCCAATTGCTCGATGTCATCCTTAACTTCAACTGAAAGACTTGGATGAGTGTTGCTGTTCAGCAAAGTGGCGGTATGATTATAGGCGGTTGTTTCTTTTACTGCGCTGGCAAGCTGTCCAAGCGTAGCCAAAAGGATATATCCGAAAGACTGGTCGCGCAATTTTCCAGAAATTTCACCTTCGCTCCATTCTTGGATGATGTCAGCGTCCTCAGTTTCTGCAATACTTCCAAATGACTGATTGGAGTTGATATACTTCTTTTTGTCATGAATTGTTACGTCGTATTTTGGCATCCAAGTAGCAGCGGCAACCAACGTGCCTCTTACTGTTTCCTTTCCAAACCCAACGCTTATTTTTCGTCCGATCATATAATTTATTTAGTTTTAATTATTACTTTTTTAAGTTTCTCCTCCAAAATCTTGTCCGCTTCTTCTTTGCTTTCCGCCTCAATCACGATGCCGTGGTCGGGGTAAAAATGCTTGTCGCTTTTTGCCGGTTTTTCCGGTTGGAGCGCTTTGTTTGAAATTTCTTCCATATGTATTTTTTGATTAATTTATATATTCACTTTTTATGCACTGCAATTTGATGGCGGTGTATTTTACTAGCCCGGTGCCTTCGTTGTAAAATCCAGCATCGAATCCAATCGGCCTGCACCAGTCAACCACTCCATCCATTGTGTAATTTTTATCAAACATTGAAATGATTGCTTCGGTTGCTGAGCACAGCGTATCCAAGGCGTTGCTGTTTCCGTTCAATTCTGCTTCTTGATGGATGTAAATATCGAATTCATAGGTGCGCAGATTGTTAACGTTGTCCTCTTCTTTGCTTTCCATTTTGGTCGGCTCAAATGTTATTGCCGGGAACCCATCAAAACTGGTGCGGTGCTCACTGTATACGTATGAAATAGGTTTGCCAACTCCAATCTGAGTCTGCAGCATTGCCAATATTTTTGCTCGTATAGTTGTGATCATATATTTTTATTCAATGGTGGAATTTTAGCGAGTGCTGTCTCAAAAAATCTTGTTATATTGTCCATGCTCTCCTCAACCGCCGGAATAAAGAATGGCTGCGCTTTTGTTCCTTTCTTGGCGATACTTGCCTGCACTGCATAGGGGCTAATTCCGTGCCGTTTTGCCCAAGGGATGAGCGATGCGATCGGTGCCCAGTGTGGAGCAGTCCCGAATTCAATGAATGGCGCATAGGGCATTTTTGGCTCAAGCGAACCCCTCATAAACCCCATCTGCAAATCCCATTCACTGCGCAAATGCCCTTGGTCGGTTGGCGATTTCTGCGTGGCCAAATCCTGAATCGCAATCAAACTCTGTCGAATAGCGGCGTTGAATTCTTTTGCTGACTTCTCTGGATATTCCCTAAAAGCTTGCTGTATTTTGTCTGCATTTTTTAGGGTAATCGTGATCATAATTTTTTCTTAACTATGGTGCACTCATTGCATTGGACGCTTCCCATTTGAACCGGGATAACGCCGCGTACCTCGTATACATCACCTCCAATTGTTAATTTATCAGTTGTTTCAATATCCTCGCGCGCGTCTATGTAAAATTTGAATCCCTGTCCGTACTGAATGCTGTTGATTGATGCCGTGTAGGCGTCCATTGGCTTCAAATAACCTCGCCCTTTACCATAATCCTCATAGTCCGACTTTGCGCCGTTCTGTTTCAGCCGCTGACTGGTATAAATTGTGGTAAAAAAACTCATCATAATTTTATGTCAATAAAGTCATTGATAATGGCCTGTTGGCTTGGGGTTAAATCGGTCTTCCAGTCAATTCTCGTCCCAGCCACGATTTCAACCGTCTTGCCTTGCGCGTGCCGCATCTCATATTCTTTGCAAACCAACTGTGTAGCCAACAGTTCCAATTCAGCCGGAACCTCAGTATATCCTGCCTTGTAGGTAATTTTGATATTGCGATGCCACCTTGGGAATGTTCCATAAACGGTTCCGCGTTCGTTATAAACCACGTAATTGGCAGCGTTGATTGGATACCAAACCGGATCGCTCGGAGTACCGGCATTGTAGACAATCTCGGTCACCTCCAAAATTGGAAATTCCCGGAGCGTCAACTCGCCAATTCCGATGCCATCGTGATATTCAATAAGCTCCTTAGTGCCATCAAAATTTCGCTGTGTTTCGCCGGCAATATAATCGGTGACGTTGGTGCATAAAGTCACGATAAAGCTGTCATCATCGTTGAACTTGATCCCCAGCGCGTCCTTTACTTTGTCTTTTGTCGTTAATTCCATAAAATAATGTTTTTAGTTCTGCCCGTAAGGAAAACAAAGAGCACAAAACCTTGACGGGCAGCACTGAACCAATTATTCAGTTGCTGCTTTTTCGCCTGCGCCCTCTCCTGCTGGCAATTCTTCGTTATATTCATCTTCGCCAGCTGGTGCGCCTTCGCCTGCAACTTCACTAACTTGTTTTTCTTCTTCTTGCTCCTGTGATTCCTCAACTTCCAAGGCATCAACAGCAACAACGTCTTCAGGATCAAAAGCAGCTGCTGCTTCGGCTGAAAGTTCCACGCGTTCTCTAACTTCGCGGATTATCCCGTCGATATACAGTGGGCTTTTTGCAATTTCGTAAAATGGCATATTTTTGTTTGCTTAGTTTTTTTAATTAACCCCGGAGGGTTACCGCTGGTGCGCGTATCGGTTAGACAGCGCAACCAAGCGGCAAATATATGAACATACTCCAAAAATCCCGTAAGGATCAAGAAGCAGATGTTTTTAATGCAACGAATGCGGTAGGTAGAGCAACAGCCATAGCAATACGCTCAGTTACACGCACGGCTGACATATTGCTTTCAAACATATTTGTTGATGCAATAGTAGCCTCTTCGGTTGTCTTCAGTGTCATTTGTTGGCGATCACCGCAGAACAAATACTTCAGATTTCCAAAGATCACATACTTGGTTGAAAGTGCAGTCGAAGACGGCATTTTTTCAGACAAGTACACAGGATATCCCCAAACGTATCCAACGATTCCAACACCAGCAGTTGCATCCTTTGAGATGATAGGATTTGCAAGCGATGCAATGTACTGTCCGTCAGTTCCTTTCAAAGTTTGAACGGTTGACCATATTGTACGATGCATAACGAATACAGCTCCTTGCAATGCCAATGGTTTAAGAGAACCAATCATGGAACGTAGGTAGTCTCCAGTGATTTTTGCAAACGTAGTGTCACCAGTTGCCTGAGTAACAACGTTTACACCAGAGTCAATCATAACTCCGGTAAATGGAGAACCAGAACCCATAAGTCCTTGATTGTCTTCTTCACCTGCGATTGCTTCTGCAAACAGCTCAACCAAATAACCAATCGTGTCAATGTTTGCGTCAGCAAGCAATTCGTTGGTCAATGGGGTAATTCCAACCATCGTCTTGGCAGTCAAAACGATTTGAGCAAGTGTAGGCTGACTAGCAGTTCCAGCTACACCTTCACCTGGCCATGAAACAGAAACAGACGCTGTCACCTTAGGCAGTCTCAACACGTCGCGCTGCATTGGAATCCAACGAGCCAACTGTCTAATCAAACCAAAGTTTTCAGCCAAACGAGTAACTTCGCTTGAGAATTCATCAGGAACGAAGAATCCACCAGCGGTAGTTGTACCCTCAGTCATAGCTTTTTGACTACCAAGGGCAGTTGCCATTGCTTCGTCACCACGACCGATAGCTTGCAAGAATTTGACAACGCGGTCATTTCCTTCAAGTTTTTTTGCTTCCTCAACACCTCCGAAAATTTTCTTTTCAAGGCTCAAACCTTTTTCTTGCAGTTTAGTGTCAACGAGTTTTGAAGTTTCCTCCATAACTGACGTTGCAATAGACTTTGAAAGTTCTGCAAGTTGTTCTTGTGTAATTTCCATAATCTTTTTTAAATTTAAACTATTTAGTAGCACTGCCAGACTTCAGAATCGTTCTAATCTCCGACGAAATTCTCGCCGACGCGATAGATAACTCCTCAAGTTTCTGGGCTTGATCTTTTTCGCCGCTACCAACGACGCCCGCTTGCTTTAAATCGACCAATTCAGCCGCAAAGGATTTAGCACTATTTGAAATTTCTTCCAACTTAGTCATCATAATGTCGTGCTTGTCGCACATTTCCTTGTGATTTGCGCACATTTTTTCAATCATCTCTTTCACGTGTGCCTTCAAATCACTGTTTGTCACTTTCTTTTCTTCTTTTCTCACACTCTTTTCAACCAAAAGAGCCATTTCTTTCTCGTCCAGTTTTGCTTCCTTTCCAATTGCCAATGCATCCTGATTGGCTGGAACCGGCACGAATGAAAGCTCCAACAGTTCGCTCTCAGTGATCACGTTGCCCTCCCATTGTTTCGCAATGAATCCAATTGATACAGTCTTGAGTGCTCCACAGTCATACAGTTTGCGGATAACCTGAGCAAAAGGATTGATATCAGCGCTCACAAATTTTCCTTTGATGATCGTCTTGTCTGCTTGTTTTTCAACACTTGTAGCAATACCGATCGGCAGACTTGAGTAGTCGTGGAATGCCAAAATTACAGGGTTCAGCATGTAATTTGCAGTGTCCAAACCTGCCTGCAAAACGATTTCGCCTTGTCTGTCCATTGATTGAGTCGATGCCACCACCTCAAATGTACCGTCAAAAGACTTGTCCTCACTTACAGACTTAAGGTCGTAAGCATCGATAGCCTTTTGAAATTCTGCTAATATTTTGTCCGAAATTTTATACATATTATTTAAAATTTTTAATTACATTATTGGTAACAGTGTACATCGGCAACTTGGATGTAGCGGTGGCTCTCCAACGTCGCTGTAGTCGAGGCTCATCGTCCGATCACCGACTTGCAACTCGTCTCCTTGATCAAAAAAGTTCTCATCAAGTGCAATTTTTGTGCCGTCCATCTCGTCGCAGTAAGCGCAAACCCTGTCATCCTCGGCGGTATACCACTCCTTGCCGCTGACCACTCCCGACTGCTGCCAAGCAAATGCATTGGCCATATTTGCTGTCCGGATACTCTCAGTGTCGGCGATCATATCAGCCCTTGCAGTGTCAGCCCAATCGAAATAGTCGGAAATCTTGGCGCTGAGTTGGGCAACGGTCAATCCCTCCGCATCCGCCTCCAATATCAAATCTTTCAAATCGCTTTCAGTCGTATCGGCCACGCTCCCGGCAATTCTTATGGAAAACTTATCAATAATCTTTCCTTTAGCAGTGTCAATCGTGAAATCCACATCAACTCCGAGTGCCTCAAGCGCTGCCTTTCCCTCTTTCATCAAATACTCTCGTTGCAGCGGTGTGAGCAAATCAATGAGCACTGCAGTGTCTGCCTTTTTGTCAATCAAATCCTTTTTTCTGCGGCGCAATCCTTTGATGGTTTTATATTCGTGCACGTTTCCAATCGCTTCACTCTTTACTTGGAAAAACCATTTTTTTATCACACCCTCATATTTCTTTTTCCAAGGTTCAGCCACCTCAATCATTTTTTTCACGGCTGCCTCGCCTTTTACTGTTCGCTCTGTGTCTGGTCTTTCAACACTTTTTTTTTTAGATGCGTGCTCGTGGCCGCATTTGTTTGCCTTATATATAAATCTGTCGTAATTCTTAGCGGTTGGATCGTCCGGTTCCTTTGTAGGATCAGCGCCCGGAGCAACTGGTGCCACCGGGGCGGCCGGTTTCTTGATGTCGTCATATTCCTCGCCCAATGATTCAAGTCCCTCCCTGGCGCGAATTTCATTCACCGTCATCCACACATTGCAAGCCGCGGTGTTTTCTTTAATCTGCGCTTCTCGGTCTTCCGGCACCGGATTGTCAAACTCGAAGTAATATCCCTCGCCAAGTTCTTTGACAATGCTGGCGTTTAGAGCGCCCTCAATTCGTTTGAGCCTCGGTCTGATAGTAAAACGAGTAAATGCCCACATTGCAGTGTTGGCGTTGGCAAGGTTCACGTCATCGCTCAAAAGCAATCCCTTTGGCACACCAAACATCGCAAGAATGTCGTCGCGGTCAAGTTTTCGTTGCTCAATAAATGCCAATTCATTCTGATTGAATCCGGTCTGCTTCCATTTCAGTCCACCCTGCAAGAATGGCGTAGTGTTTGCGTTCTCAACTCCGCTATATTGATTTTTCCACTCATTCTGCACACGTTTGACCTGATCCAAAGGCAAATTGCCTTCATATTCAAGCACTCCGCTCGGTTGCGCACCATTGTCGAAAAATTTTGCGTTCCATTCCTTAATTTTCTCGTCTTCTTCAATAATTTTGAGCGCTGCCTGCACTTTTCCAATTCCACGATACGGTGATTTATTGTTGAAATATTTCGGGTTTGGTTCTTTGATGTGAATCACCTCGTCCAAACTAAGCTCCACAACATTGCGCTCTTCGCCATTTTTGGCAAAAAGATAATGGTCAATAAGTTGCTTAGGATCGGTACTTGGAATGATGCGAACCCAATCAGGTCGCAAAACATAAAGCTCTTTTGTGGCTCCGTTGTTTTTTTCACCCTCTCGCGCTCGGTATATGAAAGCATTTCCATCCAAATCAAGTGATGTGCTGATGTCCTCCAAAAATTCGCTCTTGGTTTTGTGTGAGTTCGGATTTTCAATCAGTGCCAAAATGGCATTGCTCGTTTCAGTAACCTCCGTGCTTTTTCCTGCGCCACGTTGTCCTTTGAATAGTCGCAAATCAGTTGCTGCGCTTTCTTGCGCAATGATATTCACACATCTGAAAACAAAACCCTCGTATTTGTCGAGATGGTTTGCTGTCCTTTCTGAAAATTTGCTATAAAAAACGGACTTCAAAGAGCTAACCAAAGGTGACATACTCTTGGTTGTCTCTGCGCCCATTATTTTTGCTCTCAGTTTTTCAAACATATAAAAAATTCCCCACTCTACCAAGGCCGTAGCCTTAGCGTTGTGGAGGTCGTAACCTCTGCGCGCACGTCCGTAAACGCTTGCACATCTTGTTTTTTAATTTGTGTCGGCAAGCATAGTTAGAGAGAGAGATAGCGCCCTCCAACCTTGCCCTCCGACGCAATAAATGTGTCAGGGGGAAAAATCAACCCACGAAATGAACATCACCAACTCCATTATACACCCAAATGACGAAAATGTCAATCCTTATCAAACAACGCCTCAATTTCCATTGCCATATCAACACCATTCCTTTGATGTTTTGGCTTTTTCATATAATCCCAAACGATCATCTGAATTTTTTGCAAGCGCGCTCCACCCTCGGCCGCTTTCTGTATCAATTCCTCATCAAAACCACCGCCAAAATAACTGCTTTTCTTTGGCTTGACTAGTTTCCATCCCGCCTCTTTCATTCTCATTTTTTGCCCCTTAACACAAGTGCAGTAATTTTTATGTACGCTTGGCGCAATTTCAAACCCTTTATCACCGGGAAAATCAGGCGATCCGATAATGCCACTATACTGCGTACTGTAACCTTTGTCCCAGCAATTCTTGCAAATAGGTTCTTTGTTTTTTTCCATATGTTTTGATTTTCGCTAATCCAGTGAAATGACAACTCGCAAAGCCACAGATCAATGAATAGAAATTTTTCAAAATTATTAATTGTTATTTGACCATCAAGTTGCGTCATCATGTGTGGCCTTTTACGATAGGCAACCAGCACCGGGCGCACTTCTTCTCCTTCCGGCCAATTAAGGCGCAATAGTTTGGTGAATCGAATCATACTCTTTGTTTTAAAATTTATTAAAAACTTCCTTTTTCTTTTCGCGCTCATATTTTGATACGCCGGCAGCGCGCGTGCTATTGACCACGCACCTTTTTTCTTTTATTTGTGCGAACATATAGGCCTGCGCCTCATTGCGCCGCTGGCTGCGATTTCTTTTGCGCCTGCCAGTTTTGCAAGCGTTACATTTTGGCACGGTTTCATTGTTGAACATTGTGCCACAATTAGGGCAAACAATAATCATAGGTTTCCGTTCTCATTGATCCGAATTGGATCGGTGTCTTTGATGAATTTTAGCTCCTCGCCTTTTGTTATTTTTTTACATTGCCAGCACTTAATACTGAACGTGTCAAAGATATTGAGCACCTCAATCCTCATAACCGTTGCACCGCAGTGTGGGCAGTTCCCGTTTGTTTTTGTTGCCATAGTTTAAAATGTTATTCCCGGAATAATTAGAACATTAAAAGTTAGAGCACCAGCATCGGCCACGTTTGGAGATTTTAGCCCTCGGTTGAAAAGCTCCTCCTTTGGCTCCATTTGTATTTTTTCGCTACTGTTTATTTTATATTTGATTTCCAGCAATTCATTCCAACGAGGATCACGCAAAATTTTTCCACCAGCCAGCAAAAACTCTCGGAATAGTTGGTAGTTTTCTGCTTTTTTATTTGCAAAGCGCGACGTATCAACCGGCTGCTTTGCCCAATTTATGCCCTGCACCCAAAGCCCATTTTCCATTGCGCGGTCTGTAACACCCCCACCAACGCCGATGTCATCAATGTTGGCATAACGGCTCCCATCCTTGATCAAACGGCCTATTTCGCCCACCTGTGCCATCGTGTCGCGGCTTTGGTTGGTTCCCTCAATCCACAAATACATCCCTTGGCGCTGTACGAACGCCGTGGCATCGCTGCCGCGCCCAATATCAACCCCAAGCACCCTGTCACCTTTGCAACGACTGTAGAGCAGTCGTGCGCCGGGTGTGGCCAGTTTACGCTCGTCCCATTCCGGCTTTTTGCAGTTAAATAGCATTTTTGGCAAATAATCCACAAAAGCATTCTCCAAAAGCACCTCGTCAAACATGAAACGGTAGCCGCGCGGATCAATAGTGTCCTTTGGTGGAAAAAGGCACTCGTAAAGTTCCCTAAACATTGGCTTGCCTTTGGCCTCATTGATGAACTCCTCACTGTAGCGCCCCTCTTTCAAAGCTCGCTTATAATCAATCCAAATTTTAAAATACTTCTTGCTTGTTTTATAAAAATGACTGAACGGTGGCTGAGTATAAAAAGTGTTTCCGATCTTGCAGTAAAATGCGTGCTCTCCCTTTCCGGCAATCATACGGAAAATGGTTGATTCAGTATTGTCCGCGATAAGTCCAGCCTCATCCACGATAGTGACACGCGAACCCTTACCCATAGCAGATTCAATCGATTTGCTGTAATTGCGCTGATCAACAGACAAGGTATAAATTCCGCCGCCATTATTCAGCACGATGCGCAATTTGCTCTCCTCCTGCTTCAATCGTTCAAGGCGCGACTTGGCGTCCAACTGTTTGAAAAACATCCGATTGTCGCCAAGGTGCTGGATGTAGTAGCGCATGATTTCTTTTGCTTTTTCGCTAGTTGGAGCCACCACTGACACTAACTCCCCCTGAATGCACGAGATTATCACACATGCCAGCGCCACCGTCTGACTCTTCCCGTACTGGGTGCAACTCTCGATCTGCAGGCGTTTGTGGTGCCTGAATATCAGCGCCCAAAATATCACCAGTTGTCCCTCCGTTAGCATCTGGTCGCCCGGCTTCCCCTCGATCCGGAACATCCGCAGCAGGCGCAGGCAAAGTTGCTTCTCCTCCGGCGGTATTGTCGGCAATGGCCAACTTTGTATCTCCGTTTGTGTTTGATTTGATTGGTTCATCGGTTTTTTTGTATGAAGTAGTCAACTCTTTTAAAAGTCCGCGCAATTCTTCAACCTCCTCGTCGTCTTCATTTTCAACAACCATAGTCTGCACAGCCTTGCCATCAATGCGATCCACAACATCCTTGAGCATTGATGTGTTGCCATTGATCACGGACTCTCGGAGCACACGATCAACAAGCAACTCGGCATACGTTTTTTTGTTTTCACCCGGTGGACACTCTTGTAATTTTCGCTTAAGAATTGCCACCAAAGAGAATGAATCTTTTTTGCGACCACCGCCCGGATTGCCAATTGCAAACTTCCCAGTTTCCGGGTCGGTGTAACGTTTATCCACGTTTAAAAACGTTGATTCTTCTAATTTTCCAGCTTCTTCGGCCATACGATTGGTTGCCCATTTAAAATAATATTTTCATTACCAGTAAAGTCCACGTAGCGCTGAACTATGACGTCGCAATATTTTGGTTCCAGTTCCATGCCGTAGCAAACGCGGCTCGTTTTTTCACATGCGATAAGACATGAGCCACCACCCAAAAACAAATCCATCACCAAACAGTCCCGGACGCTGCTGTTTAAAATTCCACGCATTACCAATTCCACTGGCTTCATTGTTGGATGTTCTTTGTTTGACGTCGGACGTTTTACTTTCCAAATGTCGGTCTGCTTGCGGTCACCATTCCAAATCCTTTTTTCGCCATCCTTCCAACCATAAAGAATCGGTTGACCGTCCTCGTTTTCGTCCTCATTCTCCACCAATATCGGCTCAAATTGAGTGTGGTAATCAGCGCGAGATAAAACAAGCCTATCCTTAACCCAAACAATGACTCGCGACCAATGCCCCCCCAACCTTTTGAATGAGTCCTGAACTGTTCCCCATTCCGATGATGACATGCAAACGTAAATCGCACCGCGGCAGAATGTCAAAAGATTGGTAACAAAGCCGTCAACAAACACTTTGAAATCCTCCGGTGACATCTGGTCATTCATTATTTTGTTTCCATTGCTCGCTTGATACGCCACATTGTATGGCGGATCAGTCCAAACCATGTCCGCTTTTTTTCCTTCCATTAAGTGAGTGACATCCTCAAGATTACAAGAATCTCCGCACATCAAATGATGGCTGCCCAAAACATAAATGTCGCCAAGTTTAGTCCTTGGATTCACTGGCGTCGCAGGAATTGCATCGTCGTCGCTGCTTGGATCAACTAAAATATCCAAATCAAAACCAGTGGCAATCTGCAAATCCTCGTCCAGTTCTCGCAGGTCTTCAATGGCCATCTCCAAATTCCAATCGGACTCATTCAATTTATTGTCAGCCAATCGGTATGCTTTCTCTTCCGGGATACTTAGCTTTTTGTCCTCTGGTGCGCCGCTGATAGTTTTTCCAGTTTCGTCAATGATCCAAGGTTCCTTTATTCCCTCGGGATATTTTGAATACGCCTCCCAACGTCCGTGGCCAACAATGATAACTCCATCAGCGCCAACCTTGATCGGTTGCTGCCATCCAAAACGCTGCAAACTATTAGCCAAAAGCTTCAATTGCTTTTCCGGGTGCTTCTTGGCGTTTTTAGAATATGGTGTAATCATTATTTTTTATCTGCAAATTTAATAATAATGTCCTGAATTTTTATGCCAGTCTCATCTTGAAAGTCCAGTGACAACTTCATCAATTTTTCATTAAAAGCAGCGATAGATTTCTCAATTTCCTCTTTCCTTGTACTTTCAATTGGTCTGCAGCAGTGTTTGCATTCGCACATAACTTTGTTTTGATTAAGAAATAATAAATTTAAACCCAACATATCTCCACACAATACCATCCGAGAAATGAATAAAAACCTCTTTGTTCTTTTCCGTGATTGCACTCAATACCGCCTCAACTTCTCCGGTTCTCTTCTGCCCAAGATCGAAGTGATTCGTTTGCTGTTGATCAATGAGCATAATCTGCCCTTTTTCATCTTCCACTTTTTGCTGATTTCTCGCATCCAAGAAAAAAGTGACTGCTTTGTATTTTTTATCAAACATATTATTTTTTGCTGTCAATGTTTAAAAACCAGCCAAACAAAAAAACGCCAACTGCAATTTTCCAGCTAACGCTCCAAAGTAGTAACATCGAAGCAGCAAGCAAAAAAATACCAATTAGAGCTATAAATCTTTCAACTCGATTCACCATACTATTTGATTTTAATTTTATTAGCGATCGCGATTGCTTTTCTTCTTGCGTGACGATTTCCTTTCAAAAACATAGTCTGCAAAGTCATTGGTTTTTCTGCCTCCTTTGTCGCACTTGGCAGATACTCGCTTTTTGCATAGGAACTCAAATCAATACCGGCTTCCTCAGCCTTATCGTAAAGCTGCGCCGGCAATATTGTGATATTTTTGTGATCTTCTGTTTCAATCATTGTTTTTTGTCATCCGCCCGGAGTATGATCCAAAACGCTACTGCCATAATAATATAACCAATAGCGTCTTGGATGAAATACTTCATGACTTTGTTTATTTTTTAACCCTCATTGATTCAAGCTTGTCATTAAGCGCGATCATCTTCGGATTTTTTCTAACGCGTTTTTCATAGATGTGGGCATAGATTGTTTTGATGCAAGCCTCAGCTTCCTCAATCTTCATCCCATTAATCATCACTTTTATATCCGCGTCTTTCTTTTTTTTGTTGTAAAAAACAGTGAGCAACATCAATCCGTGCTCTTTGCTATTGTTGTTTAGCTCGTTTTCCTTTATGATCTTGCAAACTTTTTCGTGCAGGTCTTTGTTTTTCATGAAGGTTCTTATTATTACTTGTATTATAGCGCACTTTCTCGAAAATGTCAACCGTCAAATTATCTTGATGTAGGTCTTTATTCACCCTAAATTCAATATAATCGTCGCTTTTTTCAAATTTGACATTTTCTGAAACTTCCTTGGCCTCAATAGCAATGTCTATTTTTTCCCTTGCCCACAGCCGGACGATTTCCAGCTCCGCTTCAAGTTCCTGATACTTCAAAAGCACTTTTTTGTGAGCCTTCAGAAATTCGTCGCGAGTCTTAACTTTCTTTGATACAGTATCGAATACTTTATCAATAACGCTTTTCTTTGTTTTTTTCATACCTATTTAAAAATTAAAATTAGAATGTGGCCGATATCATACCCCCAAACGATAGCCGCCAAGATACTCATTACCCAAAGCGCTATCTGCTCTAAGGCATAAATTCTTTTATTGCGCCGCTTCATATCCCGGCGAAATTTGGCTTTTCTGATTTCTGCATTTTCCTCTCGAGTACTTAGATCCAATCCGGGAGGTGGAGAAAATGTATGTCCTACAAATACCTTTGTCTCTCCAAGGTCGCCCAAGTGAATAGCCTCGCGAATTTTTTTCGCCCGGAGAACTTGCTGTGCCTTCCTTCCGGCAGCAACCGCCTCCTCGTGATTCCATAGATGTTTGCTCATTTTGTTTTTTTTGATTAATTAATTATAAACCCGGAAACAAATCGACCGTTGCCTCCAATTTTTCTATAACACTTTTTGCTTCTTCAAAGCCATAGCACACGAAAGCCTGACAATTGTTGCATTTATTCAGCGCATCGATCCATTCCTGCTGCACCTCTGAAACTCCCCCCATTCCTTTCCCAGTCTTACTTTTACGATCAATCTTTTTCATCTCCACCCACACTAACCTATCACCAACTATAATAACCATATCAGGCAATCCAGCACGAACACCTGTGGCAGTATTCTTATTGCACTCCGACCAAGTTGTACGAGTTGAGTTAGGTATTGCACTAAACTTATAACCCTGCTCAGTCAGCCATTTCACAAAGTTACATTGCTCTGTATACTCCGATGGACAAGCATTTGGATCAACAACCTTACACTTATTAACCACCTTACTCTGATTCCACTTTTGAAAGTCTTTAGTAGTTAGTTTGAACATTTGTTTTATTTTATGTTTTTAAAAATATGAGCTATCACATCGACTGTCCAACCATCACCAATACAACCTGCTGCTTTATTTCTAGTAAGACATTTAGTATATCCATCAGGCAGCGTCTGTAATCTTTCCAATTCAGTCTGTGTAAAATATCTCAAATCACCATCTTGGAATAAAAAATACTGATTATTACGCAAAAGACAATTAGACTTATCTTTCATAGCCCTACCTCTTCTAGTTTTACTGGTAGGATAACTCAAATCTACTCCTTGATTATTTCCAATATCCACAAACCCTATCTTAGTAGCCTCCCTAACTCTTAAAAATGTTTCCTCATCTTTTGTTATCAGCGTAGTAAATCCAGCATTAAAAAATCTATGTGCCATTTTATGTTGCTGCACTAATGGTCTTGATTCACTTTCTAATATAGATCTTGCTTTATCCCTATCAGTGTATCCATATTCTATAATGTCTTGTAATTTTATTCCCCTATCTTCTAGTGCATCAACAGGTATATTTGTCCAATAAAACCTATTTCTCATTTGTGCGGAAGCTAATTTAGAATTTATATTTATTGGCTCTACTCCAATCTCTTTAGAAATAATATCTTGCCATTCTTTTTTCATTCTAACATTCTCCAACAAAAAGTATTTTGGCTTCAATTCTTTAAGCAATCTGGCATACTCCCAAAACAAACCACTTTTTCCATTAAATCCCTCCATCTTTCCGGCAATCGAAAAACTTTGGCATGGAGATCCACCTATAAGCAAATCAATCTGTGGCAAATCTTCAGCCTTTAATTTAGTTACATCACCTACTTGGATAGTATTAGGAAAATTATCCATCGTGACTTTTATTCCATCCTCCTTAATTTCAGAAGCATAATAATTATTTACACTAATACCTGCCTTCTTGAGTGCTAATTGACCACAACTAATGCCATCAAACAAAGATAATACATTCATTTTATTTTTTTATTTATTATTTAGTGCTAAAATTGCTTCCCTAAAGGTCACATTATTCAAAGCCATATATACCTTGATCGCATCCCCTGATTCTCCGCACACATAGCAATAAGCAAAATTTTTCCGAATATCCATATTCCAGCCCTCTCCTTGGTGAAAGCAACACTTGCTCCGGCCATTTACTCCTCGCTCCAACAAATCCTGAATAGAATAATCTCGCGCCCTTTCAATCATCTCATCGGTGATAACATCCTCGCTCGAACGTCTCCCTTCCAGAACATCAATCGAAAGTTTGTAGCCATTGATTTTTTTCTTGAGTCCCTCGGCCATTTTTGACAGCCGCACCAATTCATCCTGCCTTTCCAATCCGCGCGTTTCAGCCACATACTCATCGCCGCAAGTTTGAAATTCCATCTTGGCGTTTTCAAGGCACTGTTTCAAATACCGAATGCGCGCCCTTTTTCCAAAATCTGCCATTTCCGGCGACTCCGCCCATTCTCGCACTGACTTTCTAACCGCTCGCAATTCCTCGTGCCTGTTTTTTGTCATCCGGGAGCTAATCTCAATCCATTGGTCGTGGATCCATTCGGCATCCTCGTGCAAACTTTTTGGCACCAATTTCAGCCATCCACCAAATTGCTCGAGCCTCAAAACTTGTTGCAAAGTCATACGATTTATGTCTTAATATTTTAGAGGTGTGCAAATTGATTTTTTTTTATGGCTTAACCAAGCCAACTTGCATACCTGCACACCTAGATTCAATTTTCAAACTTTCCCCTGTGTTTTTCTATATAACTCTTACCTAAAAGGTATGAAAGGTATGCAAGGTATGCAAAGGGTGCTTAGTAGAGCCACGTATTGAGGTTGCACACCTACTTGCACACCCTTGCACACCTTAAATCTTAAACCAGCGCATTTTTTGCTCTCCGCCAACCATAACTCTCCGCCTTTCCCAACCCAACTGTTTCAATGCTAAGCCTATCTGCATCTCTTCGCTTTTGCGCATTTTTGAGGCGTCTGCTTGCAGTGCCCAGCGCCAAATGTCGGTGATTGTCACGCCCTCAGTCAAATCAATCAAAGTTCCAAGTTTTAAAGGATTTGCAAACCAGTCGCGAATAGTGTCCTCAAAGGATGACCTAACCATTTTGGCATTTTGGTGGCACTCGCTGTCGCAAGGATATTCGTGCACGCTCTCTTTCAATTCTTCAACACGATAGAGCGCCTCGGCAAACATCTGCATCCTATTTTTTTCCAGCCATTCTAGGTCGACAAATGGGAGTTTCACTTCAACAGGATAAAATCGCCTGTTTCCGGATTCGTCTTTTAAATATTCGTCTTGATTGGTGCTCATTGCAAAGATGCAGCGGCGCGGCACATCTTTCATCGTTCGGCCATAAGGTGCGCGGTAGGTATCGGTTGCGGTGGAAATCATAGCTTTCATGTTTTTGGTCTCGGTGCGGCTGAGCGTCTCACCCTCGGAAAATTCCACGATCATCTTGCCTTTGAATTGCAAGAAAAAGTCTTTGTTGTCAGCCCGGAGTGTAGTCTCAAGGTGCCAGTCCCCGGCAATAATTGATAGACTGGTAGATTTTCCGCATCCCTGCTTGCCCTCCAAAATCATAACGGTGTCAAATTTACATCCGGGTTGGATCACGCGTTTGACCATTCCTTTGAAAAAATTTGCGCCAACGGCCTTGTGATACTCGTCGTCTTCGGTTCCGTAAACCTTGGACAGCCACGAATCAAGCCTCGGCTTCATGTCCCATTTTTCCTGCCTGATGAAATCAAGTGCTCGGTCAAAGGAATTCTCGCGGCAAGTGTCCATCACTGCATCAATTACCATCTCCTTGCCAAGTTGGCGAAATTGCGGATACATTGCGGAAATCCTGCGTTGGATTGGTGTGAAATCTGAGTCATCCACCTCAATCCAGCGACTATCCTTTTTGATTTCCATTTTTTGTAGCCACTCATCATAGCGAAATCGTCCTTTGAATTCCGGGTGGTTTTGCAAAATTCTAACCACATTTTCAGTGCACCGATTATAAACCTTGGCACCGCCACTCCCGGTAGTGGTCAATAATTTTAATGAATCGATAGGGATTTGTTGCGCTTCGTATGCAACGTCCCTGCCTGCTGCAGCAAACACTTGGTCTGTCTGTTTCATAATTTTTATTTCTTAGCAAGTTTTAAACACAAAGGAGCCAGCCATCAAAACTTCAGGTGTATCTAGTACCTGCCCACGAATGGGAAATGGCTGGCTCTTCAGAATTTAAAACTTGTTAGATACTTAGTTTTTATTTATGTGTCTATTTTACTCCTTTGTGCGCGATTGGCAACCGTCGACTTTCCACCAGTTATCAACCGCTTATCCACCACCGCGCCACTTGACTGACGCGGTGGATTCGGTCGTTCCTACAGTAGAAAATCGTCTGGCATTTCTTCTTCTGCTGGTTTTGCAGCTGGAGATATTGCACCTGCAAAATGATTGTTGCCAAATGGCACATCTTCTTTTGTTAGCGGTGCTGGTGCTTGTTGCGTTTCCGGTTCTTTTTCTTCAAACAGCTCCCGGTATTCTTTGGATTGCTGAATTTTTTCCACGATCCAGTTCGGCAAATAAAATGCATCAATATTTGCAAAATCCTCAGTGCTGACCATTATTGGCTTGCGATAAACTGGAAAATCCAATAGCGCTTTTTTGAAATCCAATGGCTCAACTCCGACGATGTTCTGATAAACTTGTCCCTTGCTTTCAACGCCATCCAAGATGATCGCGCATTCCTTTCCAAGAAAAGATGAAATGTCAAACTTCTCCAATTCCTCCTCGGTGTATTCAGCAGATCCGTGCATACCGTCGATTATTTCCCTAAGTCCCACGGTTCCATTTTTTGATGGGTTCAGTGAAAGGAAATAAGTGCCGCTTTTAATATTTGAAACGGTCTCACCGTTTTGGTTTTCATAGGTCAATGATGGAAGTTCAAATCCTAAAAGAATTTGCGGTGAAAACCAAGGCTTCGGTGTGTTTTTTCCAAACTCCTGCGATCCAAGCTGAATGATTTGGAAAAGACGTGCTGGATAGTGTCCATTTGGAATTGAATATTCAGGTTTAGTCATTCCTGCGTAAATTGGTGCCATAATTTTTTGTAATTTTAAATTTTTTAATTATTCTTTTTTACCCCAACCTCTTAAAGT